ATAAAATTGTGCCTGAGTTAGATAAGTGTGATTTACTTTGTTCTAATTGTCACAAACTTACGCATTGGGAACTGCGTAACAGTATCTAATTCCTTGTGTGTTGTAGTACTTTAGCCTCCCTTCGGGGAGGTTTTTTTATGTGTAAACTCTAGTACCTTGTTTGTCTATAATTAAGACCTGTTTTCTCGGTGCTGTAGAAACGGTGTTAGGAACGCTTATATGCGTCCATGAGTCGAATTCTCTGATGAGTTGGTCGTACCCTATGTCAGAAGCCATGATAGCCTTCACGACCTCGTTAGGGGTCATTCCGGGGACACGGATGTCTGCTGCACAACCGATACGATGTTGGCTGGTGTCTTTAGACCCAACTGAGTCATTTACTTGCTTAGACCTGAATCCAGAGTTAATCATCACAGGCTTACCGCCTAGTGCTGTCTTGACCTGCTCAAGAAACGCAGCCAAGCGTACAAGGTTAGCCATTTCGGTGGCGTTTGGCGTATTGTCAAACTGCCGATGAGAAGTAGCCGTCAGTTCTTCTAAAGTAAAGTGTTCACTTAGTTGCATCTTTGTCTTTCGCTTTCATATCCATAATTTTCTCAAGAGTACGACCACCAAAGTAGAAGGACATAATCAACATACCCCACTGACCTAGCAGTTCTACATAGGCTTTGTTTGTGTCCAAGTCAAACGCTGACATCATAGCGAAGATGAAGTAACCACCTAAGATGAACAATAAAGTCATAGGTCTAATGTTTTTAGACAACCAGCTATCGCTGCTCATGTCAGCTTGGAGTCGTGCAGTCAATTCATGCTGTTCTGCAGCATCAGCATTTATCTTTGCCAACTCGCCATTCTGTTGCATCTCTAACAGCTTGAGTTTGGCTTGTTCAGCCTGTGCTGGGTCAGGAAACACTTTATCTAAAATCTTACCGCCAATATCGAGTAACGCACCTAATGGAAACATTATCTTACTCCTCTCTTGTTCATTTTTACTTGTCTCCCCAGACAATGAGATAAGACACCACTGCAGCAACTAAAAAGCAATACATCTGTACTCGACGAACTGCTTGCATATCTGCATCAAACAGTTTCTTGTTTTGTGCTTCTTGTTTTATTAGTCTTTGTTTAATGACTAGAACATCGTCCCATGCTTTTGGACCGTACTTGTTCACTACTTCTGCTTTCATACGAAGTTCCATCTTCTTTACTTCTTGGACTAATTCGTATTCTTTAAGAGCCTTCACAACGGTAGTGTCAGGGACAAACTGTTGTTCTTTACGCCTCTCAGCAGCTTTTTGTTGTGCTACCTCAGCCCCGTCCTTTTGGACGTTTTCAATGCTTTTAGTTAATGATTTAGCACTTACACGAGCAGCATCTAAGCTACCCGTTAAGGTCTTGACTCCTTCGTTTATTCCGTATTGGTCTGACATAGTTCTTCATTGTGTGTATAGTGTGTATCTGAAACATTTATATTCCTAAGATTTTTTTAACATAATCTTGTGTTTCAGGAATATTTGGAATACCGTTAGCAGCCGCAACCCTAGACGGACCTGCATTATAAGCAGCTAACGCTAGTGCAGGGTCGTTAAATCGCTTTAACTGTTGTCCCATGTACTGAATACCACCTGTAATGTTTTGATTAACATCAAAAGGGTCTGTAACACCTAATTCTTTAGCTGTTCCCGGCATTAGTTGAAAAACACCCTGTGCGCCAACTTTCGATACAGCATAAGGGTTATAAGACGATTCTTGTTTTGCTTGACGGACAAACAAATCAGCATAGTTACCTAAGCCTTGTTTTTCTGCTTCAGCCCTAATCCGTGTTTCAATGTCGGCAGGACTATAAGACAAATCTAAATCTGGACGACTTCCCGGAGCTACAGCAGGTGATGCAGGCGCTGTCGGTGGCGCTTCTGTGTCTGGAGCAGATAAATCTAAATCGGGGCGCTGTGTTCCAGCAGCCTCGGGAGTTTGAGGTTGTACTCCTACTTGATTTTCTTGGATGTTTGCTCTGGCTGTAGTAGATAAGGTAGTGGTCAGTGCAGGAGATGTTGTACTCTGTACTTTCGTTAGCTTTTCTAAGTTTTTAGCAGCGTTCGGGCTAAGTGATGCACTTTTTAAGAAATCTTTTCCGTCTGGAGTTAGCAATAATTTAAAGAGCTGGTCATCATTTAATTCGCCTTTAAAATAATTAAAAAGTCTTGCACTAACTCCGCCTACTTTTCCTCCTGTATAACTTCCTCCTGTTGAAGCAAAAGCTGCTTCAGAGGCAATAGCAGGATTAACTTGACCTGAAGGCAAGACACCGCCTGACTTCATAGAATAATTAAAGAAGCGTTGAGCGTCTGCCATGCGTTCGCCAAACTCTTTAGAGTTGCTGCCTAACGCAAACGCAAGTGTTTCCTGCTCGTTCTTTGGTAACGAATTATATCTTGCTACTAACTTTTGAAGGTCTACGCCACTTGTATTATCTGGAAGCGTGTTTCTGGATGTAGATACGAAGTCCTCATATATGTTCTTTTGAACTCGTGCTAAAGCATCTGGATTCTCTACCTCAAGAATTGCTCGTGTCTGTTGTAATTCTTTAGCGTTTAATCCTTTAAATGCTTTTATTAAATCTTCGTCAGCAAATTCATATATTTCTTTATCTTTAAATACTTTTGGAAGTCCTCTTGACTTAAACTTATTTAAAGCATCATATCCGTTTTTTACATCGTTACGAGCAGACTCCAAAAGATTAGTAGCTGCTTTAAGCTGTTTATCGGTTGTTGTTTTAGACGCAATTCCTAAGTCGTCTTTTAAAGAACCAAACAATGCTTTAGCGATTGCTTGTTGGTCGTTCTTTGCTACGTTCCGCAGCATTCCTTCTTGACCAGCGGCTTCAGCTCCAAAAGAAGACAGATTACCTTGCAGCTTTTGAATAGTTGTTTCTTTTGGTAAGTATCCAACGCTATCAGGAGTACCTAATAAACGTGTCTTAAATCTTTCTAGATAGGCAATCGATGCTTTAGAACTGTCTGTACCGACTGCAGAAAAATCTTGAATAAGTTTGTCTATCTTATCTGCTGTTTGATTAACTGGGATTGTTCTATCACCCGCTAATTGCGTAGCTTTCTCAAATTTTGTTGATACGCCTTTTCCAAACATACCGTCATACAATCGAGCGATTTGTTCTTTATATGCGTTATATACAGGCTCTGCAATTTTTCCTTCTTTTGCTTCTGGCGTCATTCCAGACAGCACTTTCTTTGTTGCGCCTTTTTCTAACTCAGTAAAGAATTCCGCAAACTTTGGATTATTACGTAATTTATTTATAGTCCCTGCTATTAGCGGGTCTTTACTTTCTTGTCCAGAAACCATAAACTGGCGAAGACGATTACTTTCTGCTGGTCCTAACTGCTCAAGAAACTTATTAAAACTTTTGGCATCTCTGTAGTTAGAAATGCCACGAACACCGCCATATCCTAACGCACCTAATGCAGTTACTAAAGAAGTAACAGGAGCGCCTTCAAAAATACGCTCGTCAATCGCTCCCGTAGTTGCACCAATAGCGGTGACGACAGGACCACCAAACATAGAAGTAGCTGCTCCTTGACCTGCTCCAAATGCTAAAGCAGTTTCAGGCGTTGTAACCTCAACTCCCGGAAGTACTCTTGGTGTTAATAGATAGTCTTTACGAGGAGTTAATGTACCCGGAACTTCTGGTAGTAATTTACTTAATTTCTCTCCCCCTTGCGCAGCTAAATCAACTACGCTAGTAAATAACCTAGGCAATCCCGTAGCTCCGCCTAAAACAGCGGCTTCTACTTGTCCTCTTACTCCTTTGTTACCTAACTGAGCAACATATAGCTGACGAGACAGTTTATTAATTTCTTCTTGTGCTGCTTCCGCACGTTTTTTTAACACAGTATCGGATGTGTCGCCGATGTTAGCTACTTCTGTTCGTTTTGTTTTAATCTTTTGCGTTAAATCAGCAACTGCTTCTTCAGTGTTTTTATAACGTGCCATAGTTTATTTACCTGTAGGAACTTTAATTTTACCTGCTTTAATTGCTGCGTCAATTTCTGCGTCTGAAGCGTCATTCCAACCCGGACGGCTTTTAACTATTGAATAAATATTTGAAGGTGGTTTTGGCTGGTTAGGTTTTTCCGAAACAGGTTCTCCAGACAATGAACGAATATACGCTTCGTTGCCTTTCTTAACATTCTTTTTAGTCTTTTCTAATAATTCGAGTGCTTTGTCCATTCCAGCATTACTATTTTGTGCTAAATATGTTTTAATTTGACGTTCTGCTCTGAGTGCGTCGTCTTTAGCTTGGACACCTTTGGCTGCGTTTAAGACTTCGTTTATTTGACTAATTAAAAACGATTCAATTTCTTGCTGTTTAATAGCATTATCAGTAGGTGAACCGATAGCTGCTGAAGTACGAGCTGTTATATTTGTCAACGGTCCGTACTGTACCTCTTTATTTTTAATCATTTCTCTATAATTAGAAATTTCTGCAGTACCTAAATCAATTAACGTATTTGATTCAACAGCAGCAGCTATTTTTTCTTTATTGGAATTTGATATTCCTTTATCTGCCAAGACTAAATCGGCAGGGTCTTGTGATTTTTCATAAACAGCAATAGAAGCAGGAGTGTATTTACCAGAAGCAATTAATGTAGATAAAGCAGTTCTTGTAGGCTCTCTCAAGTTTCTAATTTCTTGTGAACGCTGAGTAGCACGTTGTTGCACTCCTAAATCCATCTCATCAGCACGTTTTGCAGCCATCATTGCTTCATTCGGAGCAATCTGCTGTAACGCACGAGCAAACTCTCGCATACCTGTTGCAGAAGTCAAATCAAACTGTGAGGACAGTTGTTGAATTGCAGAGATTTTCTCTAACTCAGGGTCTCCACCAAGCAATCCCTGCGCAGCACGACCTAGACCAGCACCACCTTGATAAATCGCCATCTTAGCTTGCTGTAATGGGTCAAGCTGTGCATAACGAAAAGCGTTAGACATATCTGTAGCTTGTCGTTGCTGTACTATCTGTTGTGGGTTTCCACCAAATAAACCACTTACGATTTCTGCCATGATTGTTCCTTATCTTAAACCAACGCCAGAGCCACCTGAACTCATTCCAAATCCACCACCACTGGAACGTAATCCAGTACCCATGGAACTACCCATGCCCGGCGCACCGCCCATTGAACCGTAAGCGCCTCCGCCTCCTCCGCCACTATTTAAAAGACTACTAAACCATGTCCCCATGCTGCCACTTGGACTAATAGCAGACCCAGCCCCGCTAAGTGCTGTACCAAATGGGCTGTAGCTATTTCTAGCTAATTGGAATTGATTAGCAGTTGCCATTCCTTGAGAATACAAATCTGCTGCTCTTCCACCAGCCGCTGCCGATTGTTGACCTAGACCAGAGCTAATGTCTAAAGCGCCTTGACCAAGATTTTCAAATGTTCCGGCTAATCCGACAGGGGTTGATATAGGAGCATAAGCAGATGAAAGCAATCCTTGACCACGAACAATACGATTAAATCCTTCTTGGTCTGCCTGTGCTGCAAGTTCTGCTTCCTGCCTTGCTACAGCGTTATAATAGGCTTGTAGTTCAGGGTTTGCAGAAGCTAGGTAGCCACCTTGTCCAATCGCTAAACCACCACGACCAGTACGAAGTAAACCTGATTTAATTTGACCGTATTGTTGCTCTAAACCCGGCTGTAATAAATTACGGCGACTCATCATAAACTCTTGGGCAGCGTCTTCAGGAGACTCTGCAATATAATCACGACCAAGACTTAGTAAACGAGAAGTATCCTGTTGCCCAAGCCCGGCTTGAGACATTACATAGTCTTGTAAGGATTTTAGTTCAGGGGATAGTGTATATCCTGCACTGGTTAACCCTTCAGGACCAGAACTAAAAGTAGATGTGCCAAAACGAGTCGACGTACCGACAGGTCTAAACTGTGCCATTCTTGCTGCCGTAGCAGCATTTTCACGAGCTGTTTGAGCAGCAGCGTTCTGAGCATTAGATGCTTTACTTCCAGATATTAGACCACCAGCCAGTCCCAATACTGGTCCTGCGATTGCTGCAACTGTTGAACCCATTATAGACTCCTACTATATATATGATACATTTTGTTATCCTGACCTAAAAAAGGTTGTTTAAACTTAAATCCGATTGTTTTACCAAACTTTGCTAATTTAGTATCTTTTTTTTCTACTAAAGCAAGTAAAGGTATATTAGTTAAATGTTGCAACAAGTTTAAATCTTCTAAATACTTTACTTTAACTGTTGGTGTCCACTTACGAACATCCGTATGAAACCATAAAAAATTATCAAAAAACTCTAAATACATAACATAGTCTTGTCTAAAGACTACAGGTGTTTTAAAAGACTCCGCCATCTATAGTTCCACCTGACATCGTTCCAGTAAAGGAAGGATTGTTTAAATTAATCTTAGTTTGTACTGCAGTAGCAATAGCATCAAACTCTGTGTTAATCTCAGTGCCTTTAACTAGCTTTGCTGGGTTGCCTGTAACCAAATCATCTTTTACTGCAAAATTTGTTGCTTTAATGTAATCAGCCATTATCTTGTCCTTCCTTGTTTAACATAGCAGTCCATTTTTTGAACTGATAATTCTGAACCGTTAATCATTGCTTCAATTCCTAATTGAATCAGTCTTCCTGTGCCGCCTAACTGAGTTGTGCTGTTATCAAATACTACACCAGTGGTGTACTCAGCAATGCCGTATTCCGCAATTCCATACTCAGCCACTGCTGGAGTTGCTAGTGTATAAGTGGTGCTTTGGTATGATTGGCTATAATCAAACGCCCATTTAATAGCTACATTAACACCACGACCACCGATAAAAGTAACGCCAACTTTCTTCAGAATTTTATCAGTAGTTGCGCTTCCGACATCAAACCAGTTTGTATAGTACAACATACGGTACTGTGCGCCGTCATCTAAATAACCAGTGTAGTTTCCGATGTATCCTGCTTTGCCTAAATACAAAGCACGGCTAACTGTAGCACACAGTGCGGTTATTGACTGTCTCCACTCTGTAGCTTTAGCAGCACCATTTTCCAATACTCCTCTAGCATCAAAACAATAACAAATATTTGAAGTAGGGAAAGAAATAAGATAAAAAGCATCTTTTTCGTAGTATGCTGCTTTAACTTGTTTAGATGTTTCAGCATCGATTAACAACATTAAATCATCACGAACATTTCGACTAATATCACGAATAGGTGCAGATTTCTCTTGAATCGTGCGAAGTAAAGAACGAACACCGCCGTTAGACAAGAACACTAAATCTGTACCTGTGGCTACAACAGAATCTCTTGCAATGCAACCAATACCTTTAATTAAATCTTCTAAAACAATAGTATCAATATCATCTGCATTGCGATAAGTAACAATATTGTTTTTACAGAAAATAACTAAGAATCCATTGTGTGCAGCCATAGCGACAATAGGGTCGCCACTAGGGACAATATCAGCAATGTTTAATGAACCCGAAGAACCGCCTGATAGTGTTTGTCCAGCATTTAAATCACTAAAATAGATTGTTTGTCTATCGTTATAGATGTCTGCGTACCAAACACGACCAAAAGCTGCTAAGGCTATGTTAGGAGTAAATGTAGTTGCTGTATGACCTGTAGGTAGTGTACCAACATCAGCTAAACGCTGTAATCCGTAAGAACCCTCATGTGTGTGAGGAGATGTTGTGTCTACAAGTGTTAATACGTTTCCAACAGCGTAACCTGAGCCATGAGCAGTAATAGATACTGTTGTAATAGCTGTTCCACTAACCGCAGTAACTGTAAATGTAGCGCCTGTACCAGCTCCGCCTGTCACAGTAGCTAAATCACCAACGTGCCAGTTAGAACCACCAGTGGTGACTGTAACACCTTGTATGTGACCAGAACCATTAACATTTGATACAGTTAGTGTTGCTCCTGTTCCAACTAAAGGTAGTTTATGATATATTAGTGTTGCGTGACCGGCTTGCGCCAAATAAGCGTGTGCTGAAGCACCTAAACCAGTGCTAAAGGGCTGTACCCCAATACTCCAGTGGTCGTCTGTAATTGTGTAAGACAAATTAGCAGTATTATTTGTGTTACGAACCAATAATTGGGTTAGGGTTGTTGAACCACTAAATATCTTATTGTTACCAGCGCAAAGGAGTGTATCGCCATCTTCTTTAACTACTTCAACAATAGTTTTAAGATTAGAAGTTCCTAAATCAGAGTTTGTCGCATTGAGTCGAACCCAGCCTTTACGAGCGCCAATTCGACCAAACTTATCAATAACACAGTTCTCTGCTTGTGTAGCAAACCCTGACTCAAGAGTTACAGTTGAGTCTTGTGTATTGAGTCCCTGAAAGCCGGGAGCTACTATCGAGGCTGTGACAATCGCTTCTGCCATTTAGGAAGCCATCCATTCAACTTTTTCAGGATAATGATTAGCTTCAATAGCAATCGCATCAGCTAAAGAGTTGCGATAAATACTGTAGGCTTCTAATGAAGACACACCAGCATCTTCACCACGCTCTGCAATGGCTTTAGAATACGCTAACTGCTCAACTAAGTGACTAGGAACAAGCACTCGTGTAGCGTTAGTAGTTAGTTCAGCCTGTGGAATAATTAAGTCAAACCGCAAAGAATAGACATCATTAGGAACAGGATATACTTTTACTTGTGTATCACCATTACTGTCAACACTGCTAAAGTTATAGTAATAAGGAGTTCCTGAAGCCACACTACTAAAGTAAAACTGCTGATTCATCCATTCTGCAGTTGCAGGAAACAGGAAAAAATTAGATGTATCGTTTAAGATATTCATCACTCGAAACCGAGTCTGAGAATTAGTTAACGTATAAGTAGATGTTCCCGAAACAGTAGGGACTACTAAGGTTGTTTTTAGAGCGTTCCAATCGTATGCGTCTTCAACTTCTCTTTTAGCGTCATTAACAAACAAACCAATTAGTTTGGCATAGTTTGTGTCTTGTACAGACGTGACTGTAGGCTCACGTAAGCGAGTTAAAACATTATTAACTACATCAACATAAGTTGCCATATATTTTCCAGTGTATC